TTTTTTTTTTTTTTTTTTTTGCAATACATCCAATCAGCCAAATTAAACAAATTAAAACCAGAGCCAATCAAGTAAATTGGAACACACCCAATTGGTTAGAATCAATTCAGAATAACAGCCAATTGTGACCACAAATCTAGGAAAGCATAGAGCCCACCACTGCCGCGGCCCTGCGGTAACTCATCAAAGCAAACCCGGTTCCATTCAGGAATGAATTGACGCGCGAACGCAACACATTATACGTTTCTGGGCCATGCAAAGCAAGCTCTATACTTGCTGAATTTAATTGGTCCTGGAAAACACTCACTGACCGACAATACCCAAGATGTTGCAACAAAAGGCCAACTTCCATCGCTCCAACTGGAATGCCGTTCCAGTAAGTAGTTCTCCGTTTTAGAAAAGTAAAATTATTTTTAGTCTTGGGATAATCACCATCAAGCTTGACAGTGAACCCAAAATATTGCCCCATTTTGTCAACATAGTCATTGACAGAAATGGGATCGGAGGTGGAGACTAGTATATCATCACCATAACACACTAGCGTATACTCAACACCCTCCTCCTCAAGAACAGTCATATTTGCAAGGATATTACAAGCTGTATTGACAATAGTTGTAAAAGGTGATCCTGAAGCCATTCCACCAGAAACTGTCAAAAGCTGGTTACCTACCACATGCTGTGAATCCACAGTTTTGTGGAGTAAATTGTAGGCTAACTCTTCATCACTACAACTTTCACTCAAGACACGACAAGCATCTATCATGAGCTGACGTGGTATAGAACCATCATATCCTTTCAGATCAAAATCATAAATGTAATCATACATGCCGTCCAACAAATTCTTCCAGTCAGCAATACAGTTGATACCAACAGCAAATCCAGTCTCAATAGGGTCAGAATCATAAAGTTGCCGGAACAGCTTGCAAAAGACTCTTTTGGCACTAAAAACATAGTCAAAATCGCTACTTTCAATGCACCTTGTAAGGCCTTGTTCAATCTTCTCTTGGGGCCTAAGCTCATCTTTAAGGTGACAGTAGAAGTAGACAGGAGTTCCTTTTGGATCATTCATAAGGCGTTCAACATCACTCAATAATAGGTCACATGCCTTGCCACCAGGCACGAGATCCCTCTTTCTCAAGCCCTTACTAGTATACTTTAAACCAGGTGAGGTAGAAAGCTCGATCGCTTCGTCACCAGATAGGGCAAAGACCTCTTCAGCTGACATCATTTCATTAATACCAAACCTGCCATTAAAATCAACTGCGAACGCCTCAAGCACTTCATCATAGTAAGGTCCAGGATTAAAAACATTTGAATTGTATTTCAAAGCTTGTCTGCCAATCACAGAGTCAACCTCACACTTCAGGCGATTGTCAAACGGGCTCAACACCGCTGGGTGGAGCTCCTGTTCGACAAAGCCATAAAGTGGAGAGGGCTTTAGAACACTCTTTGAAGGTTGATGTACACGCACACCAGGCCATGGTTTGGTGTCGGTGACTAGTCCTTGACTTTCAAGCTGCTTACACACACTCAGACTTGCTGCAACACCATAAACACCATTTCCAGCAACATGCAAACCAACAGCTTTATAAGTGCCACTAATTTTAGACAAAACAAGGCCACCACACATACCGCGTGTCGTTTTTGCACGGTAGCGTATTGCTGATGTGCATGTATCTCCTTGGTTAGTGGTGACAGTGCCATAATGGTGAAGGTCATAAATTGGCATACATGTTAGGCCCTCTCGACCTCGCCACAAGATGACACCATCTCCAAGGTCTCCATCAGACAAATGGCCCACGATGCTAGCAAAAGTAACAGGTAAAGGCTTGCAGGTGATAAGACAAAGGTCCATGGACTCTCCATTCAAGTATAACTCATCCACAGTTTCAATATCTAAATCAAACATGGACCCATTATAGTCAAGCACCCAATTATCATAGCGCTCAAGAGTAGCAAGGCCATGTGTGTAAAACAAAAAAGAATTACCACCAAATGCAAGGCCATGAAGTGTAATAGACCCAGAATGGAGAAAAACACAGTATTTAGAATAATGCTGGAATTCATTATAAGGGCCTTGGGAAACAAGCACACGTCGCCCACGCGTGAGCTTAGTAACAGGCATCTTATGGGCGGTCTGATTATAGGGACGCTGGCTGTCCAATTCCTTAAGCATAGATATAGCAATACCTAACACACTCATAGTTAAAGCACCAAAAGCAATCCACTTTTTGTTACGTGTAACAAACGACACCATGCTGTCAACACACGAATCAAACCACTTAAGGACAGATTCCGACGCTTGCTTTAACATGGGTACAACACCAGTGCTAGCGCAATAGTCGAACACTGAAGCAACTGGAACAGCAGGGCCAAGAAGGGACACCATATCATCACACCAAGCCTCAAAAGTTTCAGGAGCCTGACTAATAAAAGAATTCCAGAGTTGAAAAGATTCCCTACGCTGCTCTAACTGTTTAATTATTTCAGCAGCAAGATCATTAACAGAAAAGGGTTGCCAGTCATAACCATTGGTAGTATACTCCCATGCTGCTCCATCGCGCACTGCACTCATATGTGCGTTGACATCAAGAAGGCCATTCTTGGTTAAAGTCCTCCGTGCGCGAACGGTATAAACAATAGGAAACCGGCGCTTCAAAGCACCTGGAGCGCACAAGGTACGAGATGACCAATCTGATTTATTTGTCGTGGCAATAACTAACTTTGAAGTATAAGGCAAACCCTTTTCCTCAAGCGAAGCCATAGGCACAGAAAATGGTATGGAAGACATACACTGGCACAAAACTTTATATTCAGGTTCCTCCACATTCTGCCCAAAATCATCGATAAGATGAATCGGTTGCCCAGCATACCCATCAAAGAACTCACTTGATGTAGGGTGGCTAAACACACTCTCAGAAACCTTCCAGCCCATAGCATTGCAAACACTACGCACGAGCAGATGTGTCATAAAGGATTTTCCTTGTCCAGGTTCGCCACGTAGCAGCACACCAAGGGGCTCCTCACGAGCACACGTATTCTGATATTCTTGCCCTAGCTTAACAGCTAACATGCTCTTACGCATGTCCAACAATGCTCGTGTGATATCATTCTGTACCCCATACGTGGTAAAACCCTCAGTAAGGCGATTAAGAACAGATAACAACCACTTATGCTTGTCTCTAAATTCCCTCTTACGCAAATTGCAGGTGGTGGCACAATCCTTCAAATGCTCATTAAGAGTATACATAAAATTGGAAATGAGCATCTTATTTTTCCTACACCATTCATGAAACTTTGCCGAAGTATCTGGTTTCAATAAGTCACGCACGAACGTGTGCAATTTCTGGAAGAGCTCAATCCACCATGTACAATTACGAGCACTCAAGGACAAAGCATTAAATGCAGCCAAACTCTGTGACTCAAATGGGTTCATTTCAGGAGGGTACGATCCCAACGTCTCCTTGATTAATTGTTTATAGTCAGAATCAGAACCAATATCCATCATTGAAAGGAATTGTTCAGAGAGTTTATACAAATCACCATTAAAAAGGGCATCCACAAAAGCGGCTGTTTGAGACGACACAAGTCTTACACTAGAAAATTCAGAGGCTAAATAAGATGCCAGTGCAACTCCATTAATAAGGTCAGGATTACGAAAAAACATGACAAGCACCGCAACAAAGCGGACCAGACAGCACAATATAGATTTTGAAACATCATTACCCAGCAACTCCATAGCAGAAGAATTAAGCAGCCCAGTCAAAGAATTCATCATGTCATCAACTCCCTGGGAGTCAAATTTCATATCTGTGTTGGGGGCGAGCAACCTTCTCCAAGTGCCACCAAAGATAACTAGATCAATATAACGCAGCAACATCCAATTAGCCATCCTCTTAACCAAAGAATCAACCTTGCCATTGACACACTGCCATTCAATATGCCAATTGCTAGACAGATCCTCTGGGTAAGCCTCTTCGTAAGGAAGCATTCCATAAACTTCTTTATAAATGATGAGTGTGCCATTACCACTCACCAAGAACTGTTCGGGACTGCCATGAAAAGTCAAATAACCATTGCAGACTGGGACACAAAATTTCTTATTACCATCATACATCAAGACAGGGCCAGGATTTTGTTCCACATCTCCACATTGTAATATCATGTTTTGTAATTCTTCTTTACTGCCTAGCCAATTAATAAAATCCCTTTGAAAACTAGGAATATCCCCATAATGGGGGATAAAAAACTGCTCATAAGGCTCATGCACCAATTTGAACTTTAGCTCCTCTGCCTCCTCAGCTGATGTCAGCTTTGATGGATACACAGCCATCTTAGCTGCAGTTGTCTGTATAGGAAATGGCTTGACTAAGAAGAAGCATGGAGTTCTAAGTGATGCATAAACAATGACCTGTCCTTTTGGAGCCTCAGGCACTAACTTCAAAATGCCAAACGTGCGCTTAACTGCACTATTTTGGTGAGCAAGCACAGTCCGCAATGGCGACCAGGAATAGAAAGGGGCTGCAAATGATATCATCTCACGAGGCGGCACAATTATCAACCCTAGACCTTCAGCGGGACCAACAGTGCTAGCCTCATGCGAATAACTATGAGTGACAGCCATTGGGTCATCACTATTGTTGACAACATGGAAGTTAACCTCCCCAGCCCAGAAAGAAAAGAAATTCATTGCAGCGCCTGGCATAGACGATGGAGCATCCACATCAATATAAAAAGGGGCACGGCTCTCGCCCTCATAGTTATGTTTCATGACATACCATCCACGACCAAAGAAATAATCAAGGTGCATATGATCTTTGGCAAATATTGAAGTAGTCAGCTTATGGATATTGATAAACTTAGGTGCTGCACAATTAAGTTGGTTATCAGTTGTGCCATCATTCTCCACACTTGTTAATCCAGCCATCTGCGCACACTGGGGCCCTTTACCACTACTCCCATCTTTAGATTCCAATGTAAGACAATCAGGATGTCCTGGTTCCATGTCATCCAAAGGATCAGCTTCATCCATATCCGATCCCCAACCATGGAACTTGACAGTGTCACCGCATGGCGCCAAGAACTCAAAATCCTCGCCGCCACGCACAAAAAGTGCGCATTTTATAACGTTGGAAGATGCATTATTGTGAGCCAATCGGGTTTCAACATACACGTTGACCAGGACAACTACAGAATTATCACATTCCCTAATCCAATTGTAATGAGTAAATGGCAAAGTAATATCAAATGAGGATTGTTCACCAATGTCACAGACAGTAAATATCAACGCATTGGCATCATCCTGACTAAAACTGTGGGTTCCATTTGGAAACAAGACAATTCTAAGCCTGCCACGGTGAAAACTGCTAGCAAAAATGGTGAGAGTGAAAATAATAGAACCACGCCAAAACTGATAGGCTGTTGACAATGGACCCAAATTACCAAGCTCTCGTATCTTATAGCCACGCCCAAAAATCGGAGACTTGGTTGTTGGAGCATGGCTAGCCTGCCAATCAAAAATACAATATTCACTATGTGAAGCTGTGAACGGTAGCAAAGGTAATGCTTTAATTTTTGTTACATCACGAAACGTGCGGACTCTCACTCTCGTGCCTGCAACACTAGGATCAATAAAAGCACGTTCACCAACCAAAGCTATCGATTGGGCGGCTGTTGTGCTAAGTACATTGGCGATGTTCATTGATCCAGGCCCTTCAGCAATATCAATTTTGTTGCGTGTGTACTTATATTTCTTATTGCGGGCAACACGCTTGGGCCCCTGAGAATCACTAGGTAAATCGGTATATGGCCTTGGGCCTTGGAATTGAAAATCAACCAAAGACCCGAAAACAGCAATGTCCAGTGTATTAGTAGTGGTGCTAGCTACTTCCAAGTGCGTAAAAGGTGTAACTACCACCCACCCGCAGTCAGAAGAATCAGTGTTAGCAAGATTGTGGGTATTAATGTAAGGAATGTACAAATCTGCCTCAGTCATAGTCGCCACATTAAAAATGACATGTGGCCAATTAAACATTGTATGGAGTATCAAATCCTTATTATTCCAACTCTGATAATGGTCATTTGGCACATAGACAACGACAAAAGAACCGGCAGAACCTGCAGCAGCATTGACCTGAATCTTAATATGGAACGAACCACGAAAGAACTGAAAATATCGTGATGTGCCATAAGCAGGAAACGACCGATTCTTCCAAAAGCATTTGGGTAATGGCAATTGCAACTTATCATTTCCGCCCCATACCCAGGTGTTGTCAAAATGCACAATGTCAAGCAAAACCATTTTAGACGGAGTTTCGCGTGAGGTCTCTTTCGAGTACGCACATGCTTCATAAGGGTCATTGGCATCCAAAACAGGATTGGCAGGAGCCGTAGGAGCAGCACTATGCTGGACAATATTTGCTGCATTAGTGGTGGCTGATCCCGAAAGAACACCACCAAAACCTCCGCCAGATTCAGCAGTATCACCAAGCAACGTTTGAGAAACTTCCTTAGTTAAAGTATCAACAACAACATCCATATTATATGAACAGCCTGAGTACCCCAAAGTGCAGGCCCACACCCTATCAGGCAGTATGACTAAATTTGCAGATTCCCACTGCAAACGCGCACGTGGTGGGTATACCCTCCGTTTGTTGGGATGGCAATGGGATATGGAATCCAGTCCCGGGCGATCCTCCACGGATACACATGTACTCATGGTTTCCACGTATCACGGTCACTCTTTTGGGGCAAATTAATATCACCAACCCTCCTACACCAGACTGTCGAGGTCTGTGTCGGCGGGAAGGATCTTGTATACAATTTAAACAAAACAAAACAGACAACACACAACATAAACTAGTGAAAATAAGAGAAAGGGACTTGGCTAAGTAACCCAGAGCCACTGGTCAAAAGC